CACTGTTCAATTTAATTTGAGGTAAATAGTCCGCTTCAAGGGTGCATCCCAGGCATAGCTTACATGCTGTAACCGCTGCCTGTGGTGTCTTGGCATCCATCAATTGCCCGATACCAAACCCTGCCTTTAAACTGGCAACCGTAAACCTTGCGGCTGTTGCCTGGAAAGATAACCCGACTTTTGCGGATATCTCCCTTGCTGGCCGGTCAGTTTCTATTTTAGTTTTGAAGCCAAATGTTGGCTGGATAGACACCTCATTGAGTGTGGTGTACACATCAATTGTGGAGCCAAGGCCAAAACCAGACTCTATAACCGCAACATCAGGAACGAGAATAGAAAATTCATCTTCTGTATCGCTGGCTGCATGTTCAGTGATATTTCCATCAAAGAGAGTCTTTGCATCACTGGGTAACTCACCGTCAACAGTGATATCTGTGTAAGTTTCTTCGGTAGAGTATATCTTTGCTGCATCCGTGCCAAGGTTAGTTTGTGCGCCGTATACATGATAATTATTGATGATAATTTCATCAAATGTAATCGGAGTATCAAAAACAACAATCAATTTACATGGCGGCGTGGTGTCGGCAGAAAGGAAAGAAACATAGTCGTAGTCTCCCGTCTTGCTTAATGTCGTGTCAAATGCGAATTGCGCGTATGACTTTACATCATAATTGGTTGTGCTGTAACAAGTGATATCTGCATCAAGAACAGTTACCTTTGTTCCATTTAAGACAAAATCAACACTACGCAACCCTATTAAATCAGAAGTCGTGAAGTTTGATTCTAATACTAGTAATACTGATTTTGCCGTTATCTGTCCCATTTATTATACCGCTTCAACAGTAAAAGAAACGTCTGTTACCTCTGCCGGGACACCGCTGGTTAAGTTTGTGCCGTTCGCCATATTTAGGTCGCCACCACTGGTTGCGACAACTCCGTACATACGCTTTGCCGTAACACTTGCACCTGTTATCTTGTCATTGGTATACCAACAGCAAGACTGAGCAGTTGCGGTTGTGTCTGCATCGCCTTTCCAGTTTTCAGTTGCTCCGGTCTCTGGATCAATGGCACGTTTCATGGTGTTGCCATCAAGCACTCCCATATTGAGACCATTCAAGGAATTTCCAGCAGTAAAAGCATTGCCGTCCTTAGTAAAAGAAAGGATTGATGTTCCAGGCTCGGCCTGGTCTGCATCGGAGGGGCGAACCTGAGAAAATACGTCAATGGTTGAGTTTTTGAAAATCTCTTTGATTGTCCCGTTTGAATCAATCTTGATCAGGCCGATAATCGTACCTGCTGATATCGCCGCAAAAGATCCGGCTGGAACTTCAAGTTTACCGGCTGCTGCTGAAACAACTTTAACGAAAGCGTTGTTGTTGGCGTCCGCCGACTGAATAAGAACATAATCGTGAACTGCAAAATCACCAAGTCCGCTGGCAGAGTCGTTGATTGTATCAAGTCCACCTGCCCCGTCACCGTCTCCCATGGAGATAGTATCGGCCATATAGTTTACATCTGATTGCGGATCACCCGCAAGTATCGCCTGGGTCAAGCCAGTGCTAAATCTCCATGCCATTGTTATGCCTCAATATAATATTGTATTGATTTATTATTATAGCTCAACTTCTTCGTAACGATTTACAAAAGAAGATCTGTCAAGCCATGTTTCAGTTTTGTCATGATGGCGAACAAGGAAACCTCTTGTGTTTGGCCCTGTATTCTTGTCTGTTTCTTTCCCGCGATGCTTGTTATAATCACCAAACGTCATAGGTTTAGCTTGTATGGTTTTTGTCGCCCTGTAAGTTTTTAACACTTTATACCTCCGTTGACATTATACACAAACTGTCATCAACAATCATTATTCCGCCATGGCTCCCGCCACAACTGGCCAGCATGGTGACTGCTTTATCTATTAAGTTTATTGCTGTGCCGTCTGGTAGCCCGACAACCGGCCCTCGAACAGTACCGAACATTACGGAAAGCTGAGTTGTTTCAAGCCCGACATTAGAAGGGTCAATCAATCCCGGTACCCGACAAAACTCTTTTGCAGGATAATTCAACACTTTTCGTGCTTGCCACTTGTATGGATCGTTGCCTTGAAGAAAGTAAACTCCATGTTCATCTGACACATAGACTCCTGACTGAACAGCGCAGACCATTAACACCCGGCTTTCAAACCTCCTGCGTGCCGTGGCCGACCTGATCAAGCCCCATAGTCCATATTCAGTAAAAAAAACTTCATCATCTTTGGCAAAAACAAAATTACCAGCCAACATGTCAAGGTGGTGACCTGCAAAAGTTGCTATCATTTCCGCCTCTGTGTCACGTATTGGAACACTTACCGGCCATGGAGAAGATATTTCACCGTCTGTCTTGCCAAGGTTAGAGCCGTTCATATAATAAACTTTACCGGCAACCTCACAATAGCTCATCTTGGCGCCCATGGACAAACCGTCCCGGATACCATGGAGAGTCACCGCTCCTTCTGCATCCACTAAACCACGATAAATAGCAGAGTCGTTTTCTTCCGGCCTATCTTTGACCACAAAAAATGAATCAAGGAACGGCCATAAAGAATGGAATGCTCCGTCCAGTGCCTGCTGTGTTCCCCGCCTGGTAACGACTTCGCCTGTTTTGTCGATCACAACATTATAGGCAGCTTCCAGCCCTGCAACGCCTGACTTTGCGTCAAACGGCAGGCGGTGGGCAACTAATTTGTTGTTGATCCCGGAAGATCCTGAATATATCCTTACATTAGCCATTAGCCAAACACAATTCGCCGAACAGGATCAGAAAGCAACCGGAATAACATTAAAGATTGTTCCTCGTTGCGCTTTTTTGTCAAGATATCCGGTAAAGCATGTATTGTTCCGTACCATTCAAGCATAATTATATCCATTCAATATAGTGAGCAGCATCACCAATCTGTTGCGGCCTGGCATCTTCTGGGCCAAGGTAGCGTTCAAGGTCAGTTAAGCCGTTCATGTATTCGCTATTCCACAAATTGATATTGGGAGTTCTCCCCTCTTCGCCACGCTCTATCTTTTTGTAAGTCCGCCAACATGCGTAGGCGCAGAGTACAGAAATATGGAATTGTTCAGGCAAACCATCCGGCTCCGCCCCGGCCACTGCCATGTCAACCGGCTTGCGGTAATAATGGACGGTCAACTCTTCTGCTTTTGATGGAGCGTAGTACAGATTACGTCCACGAATGCAGTAGGATTCAATACTTCCTGGTTCTAACTTCTGATATTTTTGCATGAAGTCAATATATGAATCAATCCGGTTAAGCTCCTGGCCGCTTGAATCAATTACGGCTATAACGCTGCGCTGAAAGTCGGCAGGAAGACCGACCAAACCACTATCGACAGTAGCCGTAACCGTGTCAATGGTCATCAGGTCGGGCAGGGGAGCAACGGGCGGTAACGTGTGTGGCCGGTTACCGCCCCCCGCAATAACAACCATCCCCTGATTGAGAAAAGCAAATGTTGCCTCTTCATCAATATCAGGGGTCAAGGTGGTTGTCATCACCTCTTCTACAAGGCTTTCAATATCCATTACAGACCTATTGCCTGCCAATAGCCGGTTTGAGCCCCGACCGGATCAGCGGTAACCATGGTTACAGTACCGGAAGAATCAGAAGAGGACAAGCAGGCGTTAGCCTGAAAACTCTCTACATTCTCCAGCCCGGTATCAATTGCCCCACCTGTATCGCCGCTTGCCTGGGTAAATGTGCCAGTAGCCAGCCGCTTGTTACCGATAACGGTATTAGCGTTGCGTGTGTAAGTAAAAGCCATTCAGTCATCTCCTCTTAGGTTGTGCGAGCGTACTCGTCAAAATCAACATAACCGGCAAACACGGCAGCGGCTGTCAGTGCGGTAATGGTCAGTGTGATAACTGCACCTGCGTCCAGAACCAGCTTGCCATTAGTAGAATCGGCAACATAGGTGCCGGTTGCCCCGGCTGCGATATCACTACCGAAGGTTAGTACACCAATTGTGTCAGAACCGGATTTAACGGTAATGGTTTCAGCATCGCCCGGATCTGCGTCCGGTGTCGCCTGGATTGCCTGGATAGTACAACGGCACGGAACAACGACCTGGTGTACAGTTTCGCTGGTATCGCCAGCGACGGTAAAATCTGTTTTTGTTGGAAACATTTGGTAACCTCTAAATAATATTAAAGTAGCGGGAAGGTTTTCACACCTTCCCGGCTATGATCAGGATGGGTCAGGATGCGGTTTTTGCTGTACCGCGTGCATGGGCCTTGCGGTTGCTGGTACACAATGCGCCACGCCATCTGGTATTAGCAGTCAGTGTGTCCGGCTCCCGGTGATCAGCTTCCCATTTCGGCTTGGTGAAATTATACTCCTTGTGGGTTTTGATCTTAAGGAACAAGGTATTCAGACAGTCGATAACGCCGACGGCCTGCTTGTCGTCATACACCATAGGTACGCCATCATGCAGAATGTTTGAGAACCCGGCTTCTACCAGCTTGGAACTCTGGAACCGCTGCTGAACCTGCAAAGAAGCCTTGTAAGCATCAAGCAAAATCTGAGTGGTAATAATCTGGTTCGGTCGTGCTGCCTTGGACTGTCCAATGGATGCCAAACGAAACAGCTTCTGCATAACGGTATAACCGATTGCTTCAACAGTGGTGTCCACATTGGCTTTCCAGTCCGCCATGTCATCTTCAGCAATGGAACCATAAGCAGTTGACGTGGTAGTGTTGAAAAGATCCGGCAAGCCTGAAAAACCGTATCCATCAGGATCGGCAGCACGTCCCAGATAAATGCCCGCCCCCATGTAATCACGGATAGACTTTTCGATATTCTTCATCTTGGCATAAATGAGATCAACCAAGGCCGCTTTTCCGCTGTTCTGGGTCTGCTCGTCCAAATCAATGGTGTTACTCGCAACGTAACCAGACCAACCGAAGCGAGCAGCGTTGAGAATTTCACGTTTGCTTGTGTCGATGGTGGAAGAGTTGCCGTAAGTGCTTACGTTTGCCCGTGCATACTCAAGAAATTCACGGATTTTAACACCGCCGTCAACAAGATCTTTGCCGGTGATAAGGTTGAGTTCCATCTTGCCACTACCCATGAGCAGGTAAAGCATGATATTTTCACGGAAATAAATGTCCGTGGTTCGATTTTTATAATAATCGAAGGTAACCGCATTTAATTGGGTCAAGTCGAGAGCCATTGTGTACTCCTATTGGTTACTCAAAAGCAGCCATCATTGAGGCTTTTATAGCCGCCTCGCCTACTGGTTTTTTCTGAGGTGTTTGCATTGCTGTCCCTGGGTCTGCCGAAACCTGCCCGGCATTGCTGGAACCAGCGGTTATTTTAGCCAGTTCAGCCATTCCGGCAGCGTGAGCCACCCCGGCCTTAGCCTGGAAAAATGCTGAAAAATCGTCGTGCATCGGGTTTTCAGCCCGAATTTTAGCGAGCGTTCCGTCTGCCTGCATCTGTGCAAACTCCGGGTTCTGCTCGTTGAACTTGTCATAAGTCGCCTGGTTGTCTCGTTCCTGCAATGTCTGCTGAAACTGTCCTTGCGCCTGCTCCATGGCTTCGTCAATCTGTACCTGGGCGTTTTCCTGCACCATCTGAGCGGTAAGGGCGTTGCTTTCCTGTAATGCTACCCCCACGTCAATCTCTCCATCGTCTACCCGTTGTGCAATGCCGCGTTGCATCTTTTCGTAATCGGTGGGTGGCGGTGCGTCCTCTGCTTGGGCAACTGCCTTTTCGGCCTGTTTTCCCTGGTTAAGAAGTTGACCGGTTAGTTCTTTGTTCTGCGCTCGCAGTTCTCCAATTTCACCGCCTTGAGTGTCAAATCTTGTTTGCAACTCTCCGTACCCTTTATCCAGATCTCCTGCACTCTTGTACTTTCCGCCGCCATAAGATTCTGGTTTTACTTCCGGTTCAGTCGCCTGTGTATCCGGTTGATTTTCCAAAATATCATCTGCGTGCATTGATCCGCCTGTGGTTGTTGCCATGGTTATTCTCTCCGTTCAGGGCTTGCGTTGCAAGGTATCCCTGACAATTTATTGTGACGGCCTGTCTCCAGGGTATCCGCCGGTTATGTTGCTCAACCAATCATATCGATTTGGTTGTCTTTCAAATATTTATTAAATTCGTTTCTATCTGTTGGTCTGCGAACGTCCGAGCCTTGCGGTACAGCGTGTTGTACTGCTTCTGGTAACCAGACAGGTTCAACCCTCTGTATCTGAGACTCTATTTGTCGAGTAGTGAACCTTTCGCAACGATGACAAATTACTGTATCGTTACGGTGACTGATAGACAACACTTCGTCCTGTTCGTGGGCGCAGTGTTCACATTTGTATCCGTATAGTGGCATAGTTAATTATCCTTCACCCATTCGCCACAAAAATCTTTCGGTTTAACTTCTGGTCTCGTCCATATATCTTCCATTACATGGTCTGGAGATTTTTTAGTTCTTTGAATTTTAGGCGGATACCTGTAGCAAATATTATGTAAAAAATATCCACACTGAACACATGATCCAATCATTCTGCTACCCACTGTTCGTCTTTCATGATCAAATAGCCCCTTGCTGTGCTTTAGGTGTTCCAGGCTGAGGTTGTGCGCTCTTTGCCTGATAAGCTGCTTGTTCCGCTGGCCTGTTACCGGGGCCGCCCTGTGCCTGCTGTAGAGTTTCCATCATCTGTGGGACAAGTTCTTCCGGCATCCCCGCTTGAACAAGAATTTGCATAGCTTGGCCTAGCATATCCTCACCCATACGCTCTATAATCTCGCCACTATTGGGAAAGTTAAGCGTTTCCAATAGTGCCTGCTGGTCAATAAATCCCTGTTGTGCCAGCCCCACGGCCTGCTCTTCAATTTGCACGCTCGTTTTAGCGATAGATGAGCCAGATTCAACCACATAATCAAACTCCATCCCCGCCAGCATATCGCCCTGGAAGGGAACAGCCATATCGTTTACCTTGATGCTGCTCTGGGTATGCCCGTGCATCTGTTGCAAAGCCAACCAACCCTTTCCCCGGTTCGCAACCATTGCGTCTGTAGCATCAATCTTATATTGGATCAACGCAGCGTTGCGCTCCTGCATTGCTACAATTGCGCTGGCTGCTGTCACCCCTGTTGGGCGCTGTCCTCGGTCTACATCCTCAATGGCGTGTACCCGGTCGTGTAGATTGATCAATAAATCAAGGATCTGAAACAGTGCCGCTGGAGGATTAGGCAGTGGCACAAACCTTATTCCGGCTCCGCCGGAGTCGGTCTTTGGTCTTAATACCAGCCCCGGCCTTGAATCAACGGCCTTTAGCGGGATAGCTGCCGTCTCTGGGATAATCAAGATCCCCGTCATAGCGCGCATTGCATAGTCAACCAACCTGGACATAAGCTCATCAATTTTGATATTGAGTTGTGCCGTTTGCTCCGCTGCTGAAAATCCAAAAATAGAGGTGGTATCGGTGTAACTGTTATTCTTGTAGAATGGAAAACGTCTGAATAAGTAGTTGTTTTTCTGAATCTCTGTGGAAAATGCTTGGTTAATATTTGGATTTGGCAGGTCTGAGAGAACAAGTTGTCCCTCGTTGGTTACCGTAATGACCCGGATACCTCCAGGGAAATTTCCGGTGCTGTCCCTTATCCATACCTCGACCTTTAACGCTCGCTCTCCCCTGTTCCCAAGTGAACGAGAAGCAATTGTTTCAATGCTATGTCCTGCAATGGCCGAGGTGTTGCGCCCTACTCCGAAAGTTGAATCCCCTATTGTTTCCTCCCGCTCTCCACCAAGAAGAGTGTAAGTATCAGAAATTTCAACGTCTTCGGTGGGGTTGTACTGCTTTTGGATTACTGCCGGATCTTCTGCCGTTGCGTGACAGATAGCCGGACAGTCTGCGGCCATATCCTCGTAATATCCTGGGTATGGAAAGATAGCGTATGGATCACAAATAACAGTCTTTGGCTCCCCTGCTAATGCGTTCCAGACTGATTTCTCCCAAGTAATCCCGTAAATCTCACAATTTAAAACGGAAGAACGCAGCTTTGATAATTGTTTACTATCCAGCTACCATTTTTTTATTTTTGCGTTGGAAATTGCGGCGTACTCGGCGTTCTCCCCGTCCAGGTCAATGACCTCTGCAACTGGAGATTTCGACACAATATTCGCAACCGTTCGTTGTATGTTCGAGAAGTTCAACCCGATAGTCATATCATTTTTCTGCTTGCGACTACCCCAATGATTACCACGGAAGAGCAGGTGATCAGCTCGCCATACGTCGCCCATGTTAAGCTCATCATCACGCCATGATCTCGACAACTCGAATAATTCCCAAGCCCAAGCGCCCACGTCTTCATGACCGGGAGCGGGTGGCTTGGTTATATCAAAATCATCGTAACTGAGCAGTCGCATTGTTTACGCCTTGGCCTTCATTGCTGGGTCGATATGCTGAGTCTGGTAATGGCGCTGGTACGATCCTGGGTGCATTTCCTTTTTACAGGTAGGACAGATTACCCGGTCGCCTTCGCCTGGCAACGGGTCGGGGATAGTTCCAGCAACAATTACTGGCTCCGATTCTTCGCTTGGTTCCTGATACGGAACGATATCCTCGTCTTTTTTATGCTCGTCAGTCTGTGCATCCATCTTTTTCTCAATCCTGGCAAGTCTATCAAGCAACTCTTTGTTTGACCTCTTCAGCTCATCAACTTCCTTTGAGTTATCAACGGCTGGTTCCTGGACAACAGGTTTGACAACCTCTTCCGGTGCATCACCCACATTACCAGCAGGCTGCAACCGAGAAAAACGGGAGTTAATAGTTAACTCTCCGCCACAAGAAGGGCATTTCAAGCCAATCTTAGGCATTATCCCCGCAAACTCCGGCAACACGTCAATCATTGACTCGTGCGCTAACTGCTTACCGTCGAACTTGCCGTTTGTCTCTACGAAACTGCCACAACATGTCGGGCAACCGACTTTATATTTTAGCATTCATTGCTCCCATTACTTGATTCAATTCGTCTTTTCCCATCTGCTCTGCTGCCTGCTTACTCCTGGCAATCAGGATGTCTGGGATACCTGTTTTCTGTTCGTTATCGTTTTCTGTGTCATCGCTGTAAAAGCTATCTATGTGTTCCGGCTTGATGTCCTCTGTATTCGCTTGTCCTGCCGGTGCCAGCCGACCATCACGCCTCAATGACTCCATTACCAGTTCTGCGCCCTGGCCGAATGCTTCCACCCGTTTGTCCTGGATCTTATTTACTGCATAAAACAGCAGGCCAATCGCAGTACAGCCAAGGCCAAAACAAACACAAATAGCTATCAGTATATTAGTATCAATCATTTTTTTGTATCGTGGAATAATCAGGATAAATCACTATTGTTGGTTGTTGTGGCACTGGTAATGGCACGTCAACTCTTTGTATATTAAAACTATTTTTTCCGCCAAGAGGAAAAGTGACTATTTTAACCTCAGCATCTTGGTCATACGTTCCAAGCAACTGGCGTAATTTCCTAACTCTCACTGTACTCTCCTCCTCGCGTTAAATATGTATAGCGGCGTTGTTGTCGCCTGCTCCGATTATATGTTGCCAGTCTTTTTCTGCCTGGGTTGGCTGTCGTTCAGGCAATTCAATAATCGGAAAGTTTATATCAAGTTGTGGGTCAACAACCCTTGCCAAACAATCAAGCATATCATCATGCGCCATTACCGGGAAGGGAATATATTCGGAACTGATAAACGCCTGGACAATATCCTGTTCCTTACCCTCGTAATCTCGGTGAATGATTGAACGAGGAAAATATACTTTCTTCTGTTCAAAAATTGGGATCATGCGCTTGATTCTGTCCAATTTCGGAGTGGCCCCACCAACTTCAGTGATGTTGAACCTGTACTGATTTATCTCTTGCACATATTCAATATGCTGTATGTCACTCTGCATCCCGTACCGCTCGTATATTACATCGTTTGGCTTCCATCTGCGGTGTAGGCCAAACAGTACCTTAGTACGTTCGGTTAGGTTTATTCTGTCACGAATAATATCTAAAATATAGTAGTTGCCGTCCGGTGCCAGCCCAACAACAAAAAATACCGTGTAATCGGAGGTTGTCTTCTTGGAGTTTGCAGGATCGCATATAATAAATACGTTCATTCCCTCCCGTAACGGCTCAATTGTATAGTATTTTATCCAATGCTCATCAAAGCCCTGCTCATCACCTGCTGTTGGATCTTGGAGCATTTGAGCAGCAAAAACATACGGGCCTTGATCAGTACGCTTTTTATCCAACTTTTCCTTAGTCAGAAAAACCGGGTCCCCGTCTGGTTTGCCATTGTGTGTAGCTGGATAAATACGCGGGATACATGACCCACGATCCATCATAGTTTTGTACGTATCAAAATGATGGTATCTAGTGCCAATCGTGCGAACATTCCCGCCGTCCGCTCCGAGGTTTAACGACAACGCCCACGCATCCGTTACTTTCCCTATCATTTCTGGGGTGGTCACGCTCTCCCTGGTGACAACATCGTCATACACGAGCAGGCTGAAATGTTTTGAAGTCGGTTGCCCATCCACAAGCCCATGCGCTTCAACGGTCGCCTCTTTCGGGTTTGTTTTGCGCTTAACGGTGATGCCTTTGTCCTCGCTCCAGTTCGCTGCCTCCTTGCGGGGAGACTCAAAAAGAATCTCAGGGAACAGTCGTTGTAGGCGAATATTAGTTTCAAGCTCTGATTTGATTTGCCTAAGGAAAGCCCTGGCAATAGGTTTTGTATGACTAAAAATACCTACAGTAATCTCAGGATTATTTAAAATATCCTGAATAGTTTTTCCATAGGTGATAATCGTTGATTTGTACGATTCTCTTGCCCATAGATCAAGATATCCGTTAGATTCCTGCTGTATTTCTACACAACGATCAAACAACCAGTCACGATCAATATCAGCCCGCCCGCAACCATTCACCAATAGAAAGAAAAGGTCATGCTGGCAGAGTTGCCGCATAGCTGAGACAACACCATCATCGCCATGCTCCCCTGCAATCTTTAGTATGCGGGAATAATCCAGGTGCCTATCAGTCCGTGCTGACATATTTTTTTATCAATTCTTGGATTTCTGGCATATTGACGGTACCACTTACGCCAACCTCTGCGGTTACAAGTTTGCGCTCAATAAAATCAGCTTGGGATTTACCTAGCAACTCACTGGCCTTGATCCTCTCCCTGAGTGCTGCCGGTGTGGCGACCTCATTTCCGTCGTTGTCTAAACCTTTCTCACCTATCTTCCCAGTGGTAATGTCAGACCAGAAAACTTGTCGTTGTTGTCGTGTAAGTATGCGTGATTCTGTCTCTTCCCTGTTTCTTTCTTCAAGAGCTTCGATAATATTAAGTTTCTTTAAGTTTTCGCAACCAATCACTTCGGGGTTTTTGTACCCTGCTTCTCTGGCCGCAGCAGTAGCGTTTCCGGCAAAACATTGTACAAATATTTTTTGTTTTGGTGAAAGACCCATGAAGTTAATAAAATAAAATTATTACATAATTGTAAACTCGTATAATCATCAAATACAACAATCTTACATAATTGTCAAACTTAACTTCACATTTTTGTAAGATTAGTTTTTTATTTAGCCGTAAAGTTTAACTGACACTTTTTGTCACTTTGCCACTTTTAGGTACAACTTTTTGTCATAACGATAGTAAGCATAAACTGTACCACCTCTTATTATTTAACTTAGTTAAGTGTATAAATACACAATATCAACACTATGGTATATTTATTTAACTTAGTTAAGAATTGGCATGGTTATAGCAATATAGAGGGTAAAGAAACAAAATATGGCAGGGCAGGGCATGGAACAGCCACTCAGACCAACCCGGAGCGGGGTACAGGTTAGGTAATCCAGAAAACATGAGCCAACCAAAACGCTCAGAAAAACAGATAGTTAAGCGAATATTTGTTACTTATTATTAAGTGCTGAATATTTGATTAATAATTAAATTAACCTCACCTCAAATTGGAGAACAAAATGACAGATTTAGTAATGGCAGACAAGCTCAGAGAAATTAAAAATGAAATTTACAAACTGTCTCATGAGATAACAAATAGTCTGCAAATGTATGAGAGCCCCAAAGTAGCGATGAAAAAAGCAGAGAAGATTATGGAGCTAACAATAGAGATTGCCTTGATCCAAGACGAACTTGAAGACCTGAATTCCTAAACACCAAACCAACCCGGCGGCACGCTGCCGGGTAATAAAATCAAACTGGAGAAACACAATGAAAACAAAAACAATCAAAAACCTGACAACAAAAATTGACAACATCAAACGGGTAACCGTCAAGCTTGGTGAAGATTCAGCGGCATTTGCAGTATTTGTCAGGGATGCCATGGACACCGCAGGAATAACAAGCCTCCTTGGTGGTACCTTGATACTAAACAGATGGAGAAGTAATTCAGGCGGGCAGGCAGAGACACTGCGGATGGATGGTGGTGACCTGCTGAA